GCAACATCCGGAGCTTCCTTTGCCACGATCTCTTTCATCTTTTGAAAACGAGCATCGTTGACTGTAGCTTCGTATTGTTTGCGGACATCATTGTCTTCACCTTCTAGCCAGGATAGCTCTTCTTTCGCTCTCTGCTTGAAAGCAACTTCCATATTTGCAGCCTGTTCTTTGGCTTGTAGTTTAGAAAGTTGATCAGGAAGAAAGGTCTTCTGAGCCTTACGCGCCTGTAATAAAGATTTACGGACTTCTGCCTTGGTCATTTCTTTGCCTTCAATCTCAGTAATGACATCGTCAGCCGCATAGTCAGCACCTTCAAAAAGAAGATCCTCAGCCCAGTTGACTATTTGCTCTACCTCTTCTGCCTTGGATTGAAGGCTTTCGATAGAATCTAAATCCCCAAATGGGTTATTCTCTATTTTCTTTTTTGACTCAAGGGGGTCTCGCTGTTGAAGCGAAGCCTCTAATTTAGCCAGCTTTTCTTCTGCGGCCTTGCGTCTTGCGGTAAGTTCCCCAAAACGAGCTACAGCTTTACTGCCTAACTTATCAGCTAGTTCCCGTAATTCCTCTTCGGACGCGTTGTCCAAATCAATCTGTGAAAGAACATCCTCGGATGTTGATTCAACTTCTGGTTCACCTTCTTGGACCTCTTGAGTTTCTTGGGTTTCTTGGGTTTCCTCAGTCTCCTCAATGACCTCTTCGGGTGTCTCTTCCGTTGGCTCTTCGGCAACTGGTTCTGATTCTGTCTCAACATTTTGCTGAGCCTTCATCTGCCCCAATCGGCGATTTGCAAAATCCGTTACGGATATATTAGTATTGTCCACTGGTATTTGGTCTGCCCCAGAGTCAGCAGTCGTGATTTCATCTGTCATAAGTTCCACTCATTTACGCCGAGAGATTGCGATACGTTAATATAACATAGGTGAACAGTTATTGCTCAACCTAGAAATGTTCACGGTGCCGGACACTGAGTTCCTGCCAGCTAGATAACTGCAATAGCTGATCGTAAGTGATAATCCGTCCTGATATTTGCTGAATATTTTCGCTACTAGCTTCGTGCAGTTCCTCGATAGCCTCTTCTCTGAGGTCATGAACCATCTTCATAAATCTAGCAAAAGCCTCGTAGTTATGAAGTGTCTTTATGTCGTCTTGGATATTCATATTATTTTGCTGCGGAACGCATTACGTCCACCATTCTAGGACCTCTGGACTTTACCTGCTTGTACCAGTTACTGTCAACCATTTCATCAGCCGCCATATTGTAGTCATTATTCATAAGACCCTTCTTCATGTCCACGAATTTATTTAGCTTCGTTAGACCAAGATTGAACGCCATATCAACTAGCGTCATCTTGACGGCTTCTGGCCTCTTGGCAAAGTTAGGATCATAGGACTGAGCGTCCTTAAACGCCTGAGTGAGGCTGTGGTTGTAAAGGGTTTTTGTTTCTCTGTCTGTTAGCTCCCGACCAGCAAATAACTCATTGATGTCAATGCCCTCCCGTTTGAGGAACTTGCGGTTTCCAGCATCTTCAAGATTGAAGCCAATCCCGATAGTGCGGTTACCCTTACTGTCCTTGTAGACCTTGGGTTTGTTCCCCTCGTTAAGAGAGAGCATATTGAAGTAATTCTGTGAACGCTGCTCGCGGACTCGCTGTTGGGCGAGTTGTGAGGGTGTTTTGTTGTCAGCCATTGTGTAAGTATTTGTTAATAAAACAATACTACATATTCTGGGTATTAACATTACCCATCTGTGCAGGGGCTGTGCCGACTCGACCAATCTGAGCGTTCTGCGCTTGCTGCATCTGGAAGGTGTATTGACCCTGGTATTTCTCCATGCGTCCTCGGAATGCTTCGTCCTGCTGCAAGCGTTGCTGGATGTCAGGCTGCTGCGCGTATTGCTGAATGACTTGCATAGCAATCTGCGCGCCTGTAGGACGGGCTGGCATTTCAATACCTGCAAAAATCTTTGTAAGATCATCGGTAACATTCTTAACCATCTCTTGTTGAGCATCTTGTGCAGGTTGCAGAACCGCGTCAGCCATGACGGGATCAATACTAGCGGCTGCAATATCCAGTAATCCATCGATATTCATTCGGTTATTTACATTGAGTTGATTCAATGCAACGAACCCTTGTAGTTTCTTTTCTACTGTATCTGGGTCATTGTCAAGCACATCGAAGTTAATCATGATGTCAAAGTTCTCGTTCGGATTACCCTTGTTCATTACTTGAGGGTCAGGAATACCAGTCACCTGGAAGAAGACCTCGTCGGGTCCGAATCTCTGGAAGCACTTATACGCCATGCGAATCACCTCGGATACGTGGCTTAGGTACTTATCAACCATGAACTGCTGTCTGGATTGAGACATAGGATCATTCGGATCCAGTCCAATCATTCTGTCGGCTTGATTGATTAGCGTCTGTTCCATCTCAAGCGAACCTTGGTTGTACGCAGGAGTCGGAGCGAAGTCCAGGTCACCCTTGCGTCGGTATGGAATCATCCGACCTGGTCCCCAGTCATTGGGTGCTTGACCTACTGGGTGCAAGATGGGAGGCAGGGTAGCTAGGCTGTTGCGGTCAATCCGTGAATCACGCTCTACCTTTACTTGGTTCTGAATACCACGAAGAATACTGGGAACGGTGGATACATCATAGAGACGCTTAGTGTCCTCGGACAAGCGTGTCACTACTACTGGATAGTCTTCGTATCCGTTAAGTAGTTCGAACTTTGCATATCCGGGAGTCCCAGTGCCATCATCTCCATCAAAGTTCTTATGAAATACTGTGCAGTAAATTCCTTCGGAGCCATCCTCTTCGTTGATTAGTCTCTGGTATCCATAAATTATTTCAATAAGTTCATCAGCTTCGTATGCAGTGTCCGTTAGGCTCATGCTGCGACGGCCCTCTTCGTATCGCTCAAGGCTGTCGATGTTCACACCTCGGTATCTTTCGATCATTGTATCCACGAAGTCCTGGTCCCAGCCATCAGTTGTTACCTTGAGTTCTAATTCTTGTGGAGTGTAATACGTTTTCCAGAAGCAGTACGGTGCGCGTTGCGGGTCAGTAACATAGGGAGGGAAGACAAAGTCACCGTCAGGTGCTAGGGTCTTGACTTCGGGGCAATTAATTTGACGACGCACTACGGGCAGTTTCGCCATTCCTTGTTTGCGTAGATCTTTGAGTGCGGTCTTTGCTCGTTTTTCTGTAACGCCGTCAAAAACTTGCTGAAGGAGCAGGATTAACTCTTCATCGTTTTCACCTTGCTCTACAGCTTGAAAGATTTCTGGAGATATTTGTGCAATCTGTTGAAGGTCAATCTCTTGTTCAAAGGATCGATCCTCCATGTGCCATCCAACGTAGGTGACTAGAAGTCCACGCTCTAGCAGGTAGTTAGCACCTAGCTCCATCTCCCGATAAAAGCGAGGGATGTATCCGGAACGGATCATCCACTTGAGGAAACCTGATACTAACTTGCTGCGAGCAATGTCTCCACTCTCCACGGGGAACGCTCTGACGTTAGCCCTCTTAAGTGCAGAAATAAATAGGGATGCAAGTTTCGTAATGCGTTCATCAATGAGGTGACATTCACTATCGCTAGCACCTTCCCAAGGGAATGCGTCCGCGCCATGCTTGCGGTGATCGCGGCTCTTGCCTGGCCACCAGTTACGTCGGTCGTCGTAGCTCGTACGACACAAATCAAAATATGCTTCAAGCTCCGTTATAGTTTGCTCGTAAGCAAATCGGAGTGTTTTAATGTCCGGCTCATTGCCCACATAGGTAAGAGCGTTTGAAATATTATCGTTCTGCATTTAGTCTATCTTTAATTAGTTGAATCATGCTAGCAAGATGAGTCCTAGAACTGCCTATCTTATCACATAACTCTATGTTTGTCATGGGGACTTTGGATTCATGCTTCACGTATCGCTTGAAAGTTTCCCACATTATGAGGCGATCCCTGTTCTGCTGGTTCCATTTGTAATCCAGAGTCAGGTTCTCGTCCTCTACTTGTCCGGTTAGAGGATTTCTATCATAAAATATCTTTGTTCTATCAACCTTTGACATAGCGATAGCTGACCCCTGTCTCGGATTCTATTGCCTCAAAACAGATCATCTTGCCTAAGAATCTATCCTTCAATCTGTTAGGCATCAGAACGGGAACCTTCTTACCTATCTCTACGAAGTGAACCATGTTGAATCTAGGATTCGGACAAATTGATAAGACCTTGCCCCTGAAGTGTTTAGGTATTATTTCGTTGATGAACATACCATCGCACAGGATGTCCTGTCCCTCTGGGCTGATCCAGGTGTTCTTGCCTTTGCCGCTTATGTATTCCTGCGGTAGTTTTTCTTTAGCTATTTTAAGAGCTTCATCGAAGTCAGTATCATGATATTCGGCAAACTCAGTTAGTTTTACTTTCATTAGTATCCTCCTTGTTGTTTTCTGGTGATCCCCATATCGGAGGATGCAAAATAATCAGGACCCATACCGCCATTTGACATTCGCAAATAACGGATGAGGTCAAAAAAGTCCTTGAGTGCTTCGTCAGATTTGCCGGCTGCATTGTAATTAATCATGCTCTCAATAAGATTCCCGCAGTCCTCATGCACGTAGCACCTCGGTCTGTTGGCGGGATCAAGGTCGTAGTTCGGATTATAGAAGAACCAATCGTCCAGGCTGGTGTTACCTATGCCCTCCTGCTGTCCGTCCGACGGCGTAAAATTCATTCCGTAGTCATAGAAGGCCGTGAATAGATCCACGTTGTTCTCGTTTTCCTTGGCAAAGAACCTGGAGTCACCGATACGTTCCATGACCTCGATACCTAGTTCCTCTTCTATTTCCTGAAAGAGTTCGCAGTACCTCTCTACGTCGTAGCCTATCTTGTCCGCAGCTGGACCCTTGCGCCACTTCGGGTCACCGAACAAGGCCCATTCGCCGTAGGTATCTCTGTCCGGCCACTCCCTGCGTATAAATATCTCCTCGTCCTGTGAGACTCCTGCCCATATCGCTACGTAGTTCCGGGCAAAGGCGGGGTCAACTACTTGATACCATGTGAGGGAGTCCTTGTCAGGGAAGGACATACCATATTTGTTTGGCGTATTGCTAAGGACGTTGACCTCTGGGCTGAAGTTCGGCAGCAGTGAAGTCATTGACTTCGTAGGCAGTCCGTAGGCACGGACCATGATCGTATCACGGCTAGCGTTCTTTAGGTCCTTGGCTATGCGGTCATAACCGCCAAAGGGGTTCTCGTCGGAGTGCAGGTAAACAACACCAGCATCTCGCTCAGGGCTGTATTGAATTACTGGAACCTGTTCGCCATCCAGCAAGGACGCGGACTTAGTTTCCAGCGTCTCGGCTCCCTTGAGGTACTCCGCAACAAAGGGCGTGTACCCATCAATCGGCGTAAACCCCAGCAGCATCTTACTATCTCTGGTCGCAAGACGGAAGCGTAGGGTGTTTACCAAAGCAGCATCCCCCAAGTATTCGTCCAGCCAGGCTCCTATATTTGTTCCTGTAGGGTTACGGAAACCGAACTCAAAACCTTCTAGGATCGTTTGGTTATTACTGAACTGCGTATATGTCTTGAAGTCCACCCTAGTTCTGGTGTCAGGGAAGATAAAAGAACTGCCCGTGAATCCGTTCTGCATACTGTAGTTCACGTAACCATCGATACTCTTGGTTTTCCTGCGGAACTCTCTAGGCATCATCTCCCAAATAGCAGCCTGCTGCACCTTAATGGATGTGTCCGCATTCTGACTAAAGCATACAACGTGGCCGTCCATGTTTTCGGTCACGGCTTCCATAACCATCTTAGCGCATCCCGTTGTCTTGCCGCTTCGGTTTCCGCCAAAGGTAATGACCTCGTCGTAGTCCTTCAAAGCATCTCGCATCCGGCTCCAACCTGTTAGCTCAAATCCGTGACGCAGTGGATCCTCCCTTGCTGACTGAATCCTACCTTCATGAGCCTCGTGTAGCTGAACCAATAGCTTGGGATCTGCTTCACCGAGGATAACTATCTCTTCATCCGTAGGAGCCTCTAGGACTGGGTGATTTGTGAACTCAATGGTCATTCGTCTTCCTCTAGATCCTCTGGGTCATTCTCGAACTCCCACTCAAAGTTTATGTCACCGTCAGTAATCTCTTTCTGCATTTCATGCACTAGCATCCTCCCTGCTGGCAGGTGATTGTAATCATAAAATAGTTCACCCTGCTCGTTCATGACTATGAAGCAGTAGTTCTCAAAATGCTCTCCTAGTATTCCCCGAACCTGATCATAGATCGGATCGTAGCTAGAATCCATGATTGACTTAGGCATCCTGCACCTCTGCCTCTATAGTTTTGGCTTCTTGTATCCTAGCCCTCGCTGCCTTGATGGTAGCCTCGTAGTCATCCTGTGTAAAGACCTTCCGGTCTTCCGTAATCTGTGTCGCTTCACCTCTAGCCGTCAAAGCCTCCCTACCTGCATTCGCCTTAGCTATGGATAGCTCCTTTAGGTCACGGAATGATACCTCGAAGTCCGGATCACCCTCTAACCTACCACGGACTTTCTCAATGAGGTCCTCTTCCAGTGAGGACAAATTCAAGTAGTTCCTGGCCGCTAGTCGGCCAGTTACCTCTCGGAACTTCCCTATGTGGTCCGCATAATCAGTTAGAACTGAGATCACAGTATCTCGATTGAACTTATACTTCTTCACCATCTTGGTCTGGGTCTCGCCCATGGCGTAGTGATAAAGTATCTCAGCCACCTTCCCTGGGTTAGCACGGCTTAGGCTATTGACCTTCATAGCCTCCTTCTCCTTGCTAACTTCCTGAATACTCTCAGATATGCTGGCCATTAGGTCCAGTCGCATCTCTTCAGGACTAGGATTGATTGCACTCATTATGTCCTTGATGACAAGCACTTACACATATGTCAAGGATTACTTCCATCTGGATCAAAAATAATTGCATTTTTTGCTTGACACGTATTTTTCGGCTACATAGAATCCGGATTCTCCGCTAGAACAAAGGATGATTAGAGCAGTAACCCTACTGAGTAGCACAAGGGGAGTCCGCGGATAGTAAGCCCCATGAGGCTTGTATTTTTTAGAGGGGCGTCTGATGATATATACGATTCTAGTCGCGCTCGATGCTGACCCCCTCCTCCCCCGTTGCAGTTTTACCGGGCTTGCTGATCTTGTTTTACGTTGGCTATCAATGATTTATGAAACTCGAGTTACCAGGGTGAAGGCCAGCACCATGTGAAGGAATTATTTATTTATCAGAAGCGGAAAGGATTCATTCCACTCATTCCACTCATTCAATCCATGCAGGCTACGTATAAAGGGGCTAAGAAGGGGGATGCCACGGAGTCACGGAAACGGAGTCCACAAGGGCAATTAACTATCTTGAAAAAAAAGCTTGCACGGGGTTGGAAACTGTGCATATTGGGGGTGCAGTTCCGTTCTTTGACAGTCCTACCGCTAGCTTCTCTCTGTTGGTAAAGCAGGGATGTATGACGACCTAGCAAAGGGGGACATAGTTGGTAACCTAGCCACACTCTGTGGGAGTCTCAAGCCGTCCATAAAATAGGGAGAGCCAAAAATACAAAAATCAAAACTATGAAAAACGAAACACTGATACACAGCAAAGGTGAGTCCAAGTTGCAGAGCGATTTAGTTGAATTGAATCGCAAGATTAACTATTGGAGGGACAAAGAAAACGAAGCGAAGTTTAGGCTTGCTGAAAATTTAAGAAAAAAAGCTGAACTTCTTGATGACATACAGTCGGAGGGGGAAGCTGAGCAAGCTAAGTTGCTTTTTGCAGAATCCGAAAAGGTTGACCCGAGTGAGTGCAATACTTACGACCAAACCTTTTTAGAAGCCACAAAGGCAGAAGTCTACAAGTGCAAAGCCACGGGTTGGCATTACTTATTCTATACCGACGAACGCGAGTATCCGTATTACTGTTGTATAACGGTGGATGACGGAGAGTTCAAAACACTGCAGGAACTTCAAAAGTGGGCAAGACCGCTTTACTTCCAATAGGAAAACTACTCAGCCTCTTAGCTATTCGCTAAGGGGCTTTTTGGGTGTAAGCATTCCGCTTATAACCAACTAATACAAAAATATAAATATCATGAAACTAGAAACATTTGAAGACATAAAATTCCACGTCCGCGACCGCGTCCAAGATGCAATCAAAGACGAAGAGACAGAACTTCAAAAAAAGGTTATATCTTACTACCTTGAACATAACGATACCGATTGGCTCAATATGTTTGAAGACTGGTTATATGAAACGCAAAATTACATTGCTGAAAATCTCAGTATGTATTACCGCGATGCTTGGAATATTGTTAATCTCGCAAGGTTCGCTTGGACTGAAGATGAAAGACAATATTACTGGGATGCAACAGAACTAGTCGAAGACGGCAAGTTGGTAGATTTATGCCAAGTTGGCGTAGATGTCCTTATGACAAGGTTAAGTCATTCTATAGTGGATGCCATTGCTCGCGACGAACTCAACGAGCAACTAAAGCCCTTTGTCTCTAAGGTAGTTGAAACCCTAGAAGCAAAAAAGCAAACCGCATAAACCTCTCAGCCTCGCCTCACAAGGGCGGGGCTTTTTGGGTAACGGATGTTCCGTTAAACCAACTAATAAAAACGATACTATGAAAACAAAAACAGATACAAACGATGCCAGGCAAACCTTAGAATCATTCTTTGATAGCGTGGTATGGATACCTAATCCAAAGTTTCAAAGCTTTTGCAGCGATATGTTCAAACGCTACGAAAGCAACATTGTAGAAGCGGATTGGTTCAGCTCTGGAGGCGGGTGCTATCACCTATTGTTTCGCTTACATAGCGGACATATCCTTGCCATGCACACCGAAATAAATGTCTGCGAGCATAGCTTTGATGCTTGGGAAAGCATTGAAGACTACTGTTCCGACGAAAATAACGCTTACGGTAGGGGATTCGGTTGGGAGCATGAATCGCCTTACTACGACAAGCGTTGCAAAGCAATCGCTTAAATCAAACAAGCTCGCATTCTTAGGGATGCGGGCTTTTTGGGTGCCGGAAATCCCCGGCGAACCAATAACATAAACGATACAACCATAAACGATACTATGAAAACACAAGACATCTCAAAAGATATTGCCGACTTTGTTCGCGACCATAAAAAACACTTTGACGCTTACCCCGTCGAGGTAGAGGTAGGCGAGAGAGTTTACGGCTACGAAGAATACTGGCAGATTTTAGACAGTAGCGACATAAACAAATAAAATAGAAAGTAATAAAATGAAAAAACAAAACAGGCTAGTCAAAACAGATAAGCAAGAGGAAAGTGCTTATATTGTCATCTGGAGTTTGATCGTTGGCGGGATACTGCTAGCTGTCACAATCATATCACACTACCTATAACCAACAAACATAAACGATACTATGAAAGCATTACTAAAAACATACGCGCTCGATACTTTAGCGGACACTGAAGTAGTCGAACTACCAGAGAACTACGACGGAGATCCATACGGAGACACCGTGCCTTTCTCTGTTGGCTCAAACCAAAGCCTGGAAACTCTAGAGCCAAGCGAACTACTACCAGCCGACCAAGTCCCGTGGCCGCACCCTGATTACGCGGACTTAAATGATTGGATGTTTGAACAAGCCAACGAGGTCTTTGAGGCAACCCGATACCTCGCGGTCAATCGATACGATCTCGCCCTTTCACTATGGCATAGGGCGGGACGGCCAACCGAAGGCTTTGAGTCCGCACTTTGGACTAAAGAAGAGGCACTAGGTTAAATCTACTAAGCTCGCACCCTTACCCGGTGCGGGCTTTTTTGGTAGACAAGGCTACGTTTTTCCGTAGCATTCAAACGAGACTGCCGGGCGATGCCGCGCAGCAAAACAACTAACAGGGGGTGTAAGGCGATCGACTTGGTCTAGAACTAAGGACGGGGGTTCAAATCCTCCCACCTCCACCATTTAATCACAACTAACAACAACTAAATATGTATTCCGAATCAGCACGATCCACCCTGGCTTTTTGCCAGTCCATGACAGAAAAATATCACGAACTCCTCAAGACTGCGGACATTACCGATGGCGTAGAACGTAGACCGAGCAGGCAAAAAATCTGCGTCGATCCAGAGGCTGAGGCTAACTGGCTATCGCTAGTAATCAAACGAATCGAGGATGAAAAAATGAGTTGGGGCAACGCAGCCTTAGGAACTCCGTGGGAGGGTAGACCAGAGGCACTGCGCCACTTGGCGGTTAGGCGCGGCATTTACAGCACCAAAATGCTAAAGGCAAAGAAGGATAAAGACACCAAGAGAATAAACGATGAAGCCAGAAGGATAAACAAGTTAGTCCTCATGGGTCACGGACTTCTCAAGGACCTTGTAAAGGATAGCACTATTAGCATGAATCAATACTACGCGGCTAAAGGAAGATTGAATTTACCGCATACTGACAAGCGTGTAAGATAATTAAATATCTTTGAACTTGAATCACTTACCAAACTTCTACTTGACATAAAAGCTAGGGTATCCTTATATGGAATTAGGTGTAAGTTATGTTAATCGTATACTCCACCATGTTACTAGAATGATCCAACTTGTTACTAGAATTTTCCTGCATAGTTTTTAAGTGAAGCTATGCCTACATAAAACGAACCAAATAAAAAACATGAGATGTGACCAATATAAATTCGGGAAAATATACGCCATTGCCTGCGGACCTTACGTTAAGGTGGGCATGACTTACAGGCCAGTAAAGGAACGAATGAAATCCTTACAGGCGGCAAACCCTATTCAAATGAGCATTATGTTTGAAGCCGTCGTTGATGAACAACAGTTAAATGCTACAACGGGTCAGGTTGAATACGCCATTCATCAAAAATTAGCAAACTTCAAGGTTCGCGGAGAGTGGTTTCAGATTGATCGATCCCAAGTAATTAGTGCAATCCTAGAAGTTATTGAGGGTTGGGAGCCAGTGAGTAAAGTTAAGGATGCGCTCCCATGCAAGACGTTCATGGTGCGAGTGAGTGAGGAACAAATGAAATATTTAGATAGCCGCATACAGAACCAAACTATCTCCGACTGGTTGCATCGAGCCATTTGCGAAAGGATTGAGCGACAGAAAAAGGTTGCATCCTAGTAATTATTCTGAACTTTCACCATAACCAACTAAACATATGAAAGTAAAAATACACACGTATCCAGACGGGCCAGCCATAGGCTTGCCTCATGATGAAATCGTATCAGCCATGGGACTCCGTGGCAGATTCTCTGATGCTCGCATCGGACAACTTGAAGCTGGGGATCGGTATATTATGCCTATCCAGACCGAGCTAGAGCCTCGCAGTGACACGGAGCTACTTGCTTTGATGGCGCAAAGACATCTACGGGCTTTGTATGTAGACAATATAATAGATCCAAAGAGTAAGAGTATAGTGATTGTGAACTCTGAGGGCGATCAAGAACTATGCACAATTGATTATGTCAAGGCTGAATGCTCAGACCTCGATGCTCTTCGTGACGCACTTAACTTCATCCTCGATCAAGAGGAAATATGAGTCACTTCTATAACTGCAAGAACCCATCGGAGCCTCAGTTTGAGGCGAAGGTGGGGACTCCTGCACAAGCTCGTAAAGCTGGCGCCGACATTTATCCGTCAGTCACGACCGTGCTAGGCATAGTCAAGGACTCGTTCCTTGATGAAGTCTACAAGCCAAGGATGATGACGGACTTAGCCAGAGAGCATCCGGACTTGCCTTGGGCCAATCTTGCAGAGATGGTCTACGGAACTAGACCGCACCCAAAAGATGGTGAGTTGATACCATCGCATGAGTTCGGCACATCGGTTCACGGAACTATCGAGCGTATGATAAACCACCATGTGCTAGGCATTGACGAACACCCAGGTAAATCATGCTGGGACAAGTGGGCCTTACCATTTCTGGACTGGATTGATGACAACAATGTCCAAGCCTTGAGTTGTGAAAAGCTGGTCAGTCACGGCGGCATTAAGATTGCTGGCTCCGTTGACTTCGTAGGTATTAAGGACTCCAGAATATTTCTCGCGGACTACAAGTGCCGTGTAAATACTAAGGGTAAAGCCAAACGATACCAGAAGGACTGCTGTCAGCTAGCCATTGAAGCATTCATGCTGATGCACCTACAGAAGTTACCTTACCTTCCCAAGATTAGATCCGTCATCGTGGACTGCGAGACGGCAGAGCATATGCACTACGAGTGGACGGACGAAGAGAGCCAGTGGGGTATCCGTGTAGCCAAAGCCGCGGCTAACCTTTACTGGATGCTAAGAATGGAACCTGAAGTAAAACAATAATTATGAACAACGCACTACCAACTGACGCAAAAGAACGCAAGAAATACCCAATGTATTCTGGCCTTATTAAATATTTTCCTCACGCGCTCGCCGCTGTGTCTCATCTCAGCTACCTGGGTAACCAACAGCATCATCCCGACAAGCCCCTTCACTGGGATATGGACAAGTCCGCTGACGAACTGGACGCACTTATTCGACACATAATCGATGAAGATTGGGACGCAGTAGCATGGAGGGCCTTGGCTAATTCAGAAAGAAAAAAGACAGGCAAATGCATGTACTCAAATGGGATCACGAAATGATTGAGATTAATTTAACTGACGACGAAGTCATGATGTGCCAGCATGTAGGACACCTGCGATCCGTGCTGTCCAGAGGCAACAATGTCAAGGACATGAAGCGAACCGACATGGCTGGGCTTGATATAGATGCCCAAGGAGTCACCGCTGAGTATGCGGTAGCCAAACATTTCAATGTATTTTTTGATCTAGGCCTCAGCCCTCGTGCTGGGTCAGCCGATGGGGTAATGAACGGTTACTCCTACGATGTCAAAAGCACTCACCACGCCCTCGGAAAGTTACTGGCAACCCTCAAAGAAAACCCCGATGTGGATATGTATATCATGTGCATCACGCCGGATCGTTGGACTGTAAAGATGGTTGGCTGGTGCTGGAAGAAGGAACTAATAAACAAGAAAAACATAAAGGATCTGGGTTACGGAAAAGGTTACGCACTTGAGCAGAGCCAACTCCGTCCCTTCAAAAAATAATATGAGTATGTCACAAGTAGAAAGTAACGTCGAAAGAATACAGACTAGGATCGATATGATCCGACAGGAGTCACGGACTCTGTCCTTCAGAATCGAAAGGATGATGGAGCAACGTAAGAACCTAACGCAAGAGAAGAAAGCCCTGAAAGATTTACTCACGGAGCTAGATGTATCTTCCACAAAATAAACTCAAGGACTGGAGGGTCAAACATCAGCCCAAAACTTGTCCACTGATACTGCGAAAGACATCGGACTGGGTGGTGGATCACTGCCATCAGTCCGGTATGGTCCGTGGTGTCGTATCAAGGGTAGGCAACGCTTTGTTGGGTAAGATCGAGAACTTTGCTTACCGCAGGTGCCAGATCAGCCAGAGTCATTTACCCGCCGTGCTGCGCGGCATAGCAGACTACCTGGAGCAGGAGCAACTGGATGTATTGCACCCCGTGGGATTGACTCAACTTACAAAAAAATTTAAAGCCTTGACATCCGAAAATCAGAAAGGCATTTTAGTAAATCTAGGGGCAAAACGAAAACAACTCATGGAATGTTCTAATGCCTCAGAACGAACCAAACTATTCCGTGAACTAACTAAACATAAA